CAGGATCTTCTTTATATGCTCGATACACAAAACTTAATGTTCCACCCGGTACTTCATAGAAGCGGAATATGCCTTTGACAGGCTCTCTATCTTTATCGCGTTGATATTTCAAGTTAACTGACTTCTTCTTTTCTGATTTTGTAGCAGTTAGATCTTTTGGAGCGCTTGTTTGTTCAACCATCGATATCCTTTTCTATGGGGGGCCTTAGCCCCCCAACTATTTAGAATTAAAGGTTAAAAGATTTACCAGCAACCCAATAGATGAGATCGCCTTGTTGTCCTGCTGGGCCGTAAGCACCGGGGTAGAGCTCAATGCCGATAGAACCTGTATTTGTGGTTGCATCGCCAAGTTCACCTACGCCAGCCGCTAGTGCTGTTGCAGTATCTTCACCATATGGTTCCATTTGCGCATAGGTAAATGGAGCATCGGCAGACAATGGGAAAGAGAATGCTGGGTATCCGGTTGTATCAATGTTTATGATGTAATTGAATGCATCAATAACCGCCAATACAATGCCCGTTTGACCATCAAGAGGCAACATTCCATATGACACATTGTTTATCTTTGGTATATGGAATCTTACCGATTGACCTACTGTCATGAAATGTGGAATGGAAGTAGTTACTTGAGCATTAGCAGCTTGAGTAATATTCGTGATGTTGCGATTACCAGGTTGAAACAGATCAAGATTGTATACAACTTGATAGTTACCTGTTGTTACATCTGTATCAACGTTATTAACTGCAGGAACAATCGTGAACGATATGCCTGGGTTAATAGCAGTTACGGTATAATACATCTTATTGCAATGTTGATAGCCAGCAACGACGTTATTGAAACGTACAAATGTGCCGAATTGAAGTCCGGCTGTATTAGCTGTTAAAACTACACCATCCGCAGGAATTCTGGTGATAGGAACATTAGGGCCAAAGATCTGAGCTGATGAATCAAACAATGCGAATCCAGCACCACCGAGCGCAGAGCACAAATTGGATGATAATGTATGATCAGCTGCAACATGGTAATAGCAAAGACCATCAGCTGCGGCAAAACCGCGTTGCCAATAGAATTCGACACCAGTGTTGATATTGTTAGCGGCAGTCTGAGTTATGTTTATGATCTTCATCCAATCAAGATCTGATCTTAAGATGATAGATTTAAGGAAGCCTGATGATACAAAGCTACCTTGTTGAATTATAGTATTATCCATGAGTTCTCCTTTCTTAAATTAATGTTGCACGTAAGTTGATGACCCACAGATCGTTCGTGATTCGAGGCACTTCAGCGAATTTATAGCCCACTGAAGCATTAAGTGCAAGTGGTCCATCATAGATAGGTGGACGATAGATAAAGCTGGCTGAATAGCCATCTTGTTCAATGCATGCATATGCTTCCATACCAATGCAGAAGATATTGTACACGTCTGCACCGAGCATAGATGCACCTGGAGTTACGCTGCCGATTGAAGAGATGAGAAATCTGAGGTTCCCTATACTTCCCCATTCGCTTCTGAGAGCTTCGTTTGGAGCTGGATAGTTATTCTTGTGCAAGAATCCTGCGACTGAGTCGAGGTTTCCGGTCAATTGTGTTGAACAAAGAGCAAAATAAGCATCACGAACTGGACCTGTACCAAAGCGATTTTGGCCTTCGATGTTATCCATAATTGTATATGCATTGTTATTCAACAATGTACGTACAACAACATCAACATCAGCGCGGGTTATTTCGGTAGGATTGTCGCCATTGAGGCCACCAACGCAGTTAATAGCAGCAGCTGTAGCCGCAAGCATGTTACGCGTCAGCTGATCCTCGGTTTGTCTTCAATCTGTTACTTGTTAACCACTTTCGTGGCGGATTGGTCTTCTCAGCCAATCTCTCAATGTTTCCATTGAGTTCAGAGTACTGCTTCGACTTTCGTCGTCTTCCCGCTTACTACGTTCACGGTCCCTTTCGGGTTCCGCCTCGTTATCTTCAGCTCTACCTGGTAAGAACTTCGAGTCCATCAGGGAAGATTTAATGTCACCAAGTTAGTTTAGCGACACGCCTAAACGTGCTGCACACTCGTTGAGGACAGGATCTTGATTTTGTAATGTACATTATCTGTTACTTATTATGACCAAATATTTTCAATTTGGCGAGAGGTCTTGTTATTCCCTCTTCTTTATATTGTCTATAAAGATCGGACTTTCGCTTTACCTTTCGGTATCTACCCGCTTAAGTCTCTCACGCTAGACATCTGTTAAGATTTATGGTACTCTGTATACATAAACCAGAAAGGATTCATATGTGGAACGAAAGACAACTAATTTATTTTGCTGGAATATTTGATGGAGAGGGATCGGTTAATATTGAAGTTCAAGCACCGCGTGAAAATCGTAAATATTATTACTATAGTTTACGAATCATAATTATTAATACGAACAAAGATTTAATGGAATGGCTGGTAAAAAACTTTGATGGTAAATACTCAGCTCGTAAAAAAATTGAAGGCCGTAAATTATGTTATCGATGGGCTAAATGTTCTCGCGAGGCTGCTGAAATTCTAGAAGCATGTTTGCCTTATATGGTAGTAAAGAAGAAGCAAGCCGAATTATTTGTAGAGTTTATGGGTACGATGGGTGTAACTGGTTGGCATGTTTCTCCCGAAGTTAGAGCACATCGTGAACATCTATATAATCAAATGCGGCAACTCAACAAACAAGGTGATTAAATCTTACAGACCCTTGCGCCTTGTTACCCTCGTCTTTACGTTAGGGCTTCCAAGTCAATTAGGGCTGATTTAAAGCAGGCTATCTGCTTACAAAACCAAGAGATTTCAAAGATCGATTCGTTAACCTGCTCGTTCAACGTTACATAAGTCTTTATCGTTGAACTGCTACGGCACTTAAGCTAAACCGTAAAACGATATCTTCGCATCGATATCAACCGCTGTCAGAACTTGAGCAGGGGGAGTGACTCCTGAATTTCCAAGTGGAACCATGGCGGTTGCCAAAGGATTATAGCGTCGCATACGTAAAGTATTACCACCGTTTCGTGGCATATTCTTCTTCATTGCCGGGATCTTGTGGATCATATTGGGAACGGGGACACTGAGCAACTTGTAACTGAACGACTGCTGAACGGGACTAGGCAAAAGACTTGTAGTTGTAATAGGCATTTGTTTACCTTCAGTAAGAACTACTGATATAAACACGGTGGGCGATGGCGTGCTTCAGAATTACGCCCATGAAGACCTGAGCGATGAGTCTCCTTTTTGATTACGCTCTTGCAGCTTGAGCGATGGGCTGCGCTGATTACGCTCAGTTGTATTCTACTTCTACGCGTGCTATTGTGTCTATATATTTTAACCCACAAGGAGGCATCATGAAGTTTATTTGTTTATTCGCTTTTACCGTATTTCAGTTGGCGGCGATGCAACATGTCGAATTGCCGGCTGATCATACAGGTATCGCTAAAAGTATAATAATGCAATCAGGAAGAGCAGAAACTAAGACAAATATGACAGCTTTAACGCATACTCTTGGTGCTATCCAGGCAAGTCCAGGGCTTCCCAATCCAGAAGCAGGAAGACTAACTAAACTCGATTCATTAAAAGTAAAAGTTAATAACTTTCTTAACGCGCCTAAAATTAGTGGGTCTATTAATGCACAATCAGCAGGTTTAATTCAGGAAGCCGAAAAACTTGTTGATGAGGCTGTGGATTTTTGGGCGGGCAATACTGCCGATGCAGCTGTTGCCCAAAAAAGACAGAAAATAGCGGCAATGATCACAACCGGCGTTTCCTTGACTGGAAATGCGACTTTACTGGCTCTCGCTATTTATTATGGCTTAGGTTCAAAGTGTACGAGTGGTAGTTAGATACACAAAACTACCGCCTAAAGGTTTCGTGTCAGGTTTTGGATAAACCCAATTGCCATCGATGACACGACGGACACGTTCAGCGGTAATACTATCCGCAAAACCATAATGATCTGAGCCTCGTTCTATAATAACAAATTGCCGATTGGACCCTTGCTTATTTAAATTGAGTACTGCGTGCGCAGTGGTAGCCGAGCCTCCGAAGGCATCGAGCACGATCCCATCTTTAGGGCAAAACATTTCAATAAGGCGTTCTGTCAATTTTAGTGGTTTCGGCGTACTGAAAATACATTCATCACCAAGAATGGCTTTGATAAGTTTTTTCGCTCCATCATTATGC